GGCAAAATACAATCGTTCTTCGTAAAAACCTATAGCTCTAGGAAATCCAGTAGTTGTACTAAAGCTGCCTAACGACCATTTTGCAGTAGCATTACTTGAACCTACTACCTGTGCTGGTAAAACAGACACTCCACCATCATCTTCTTTAACTGTAGCTGTTACTGTTGTTGCGTTTGTGTATCCTGTAATCTTAACGTAACCAGTATCATCATGCCTGTATTCCCAATTAAGGCTACCATATGTTTCTGTACCAGATGTGTGTACTGGTGGTGTGTTACCTGATGTTTGTGTGTTACCAGTGGTATGCTTATAAACATGACCATTAAATCTTACAAAAGCATTATTAGCATAGCTTGTACTTGCTGCCCATTCATCATAAGTTATCTCTAATACTTCACGAAACCTAATTAACCTACCAACATCTGTACTTGCAAATAAGTCAGCACTAGCTGTAATTGTAACAGAACCATTATCTGCTGACGCATATAAAGTTGTTGCAGTAATATTTTCATCTAAATAAGGACCATCAACAAAATCAATATCTGTTAATGTCCATGCTGTATGACTTGTCCTTGTTAACTTTGCAGGTTCATGGCTATTATGTGATAAAAACAAAACATCTGCTGACTGTGCAAAGTTAATCGTAGATAACTGTGATGTAGTATAAGGCGTGGTTATTTCTATTATTTTACCAGCAGTACCTGCACTGCCATATGTTGTAAACGCAGAACTGTTAATACCACTTAACTGAAATGTATTAGTTGTGACACCTGCAACTGTAAACTCTCTGTTGTTTACCTCTGTCATACCCACAACACCAGAAATAAAAACTCTATCTCCATTACTCATTCCATGTGAATTAGATGTTACAACTGCTGGATTTGCTTTAGTTATAGCACTGATTGCTGTGGTTGCTGCTGTGACTAAGCCACCATCTTTATATATTCTAACGTAGAGATTACCAAACTCTAAGACATAGGCTTGCGTATCACTAAACTCAAAGTTAATTAATCTTACCTGACCACCATCTTTTGTGGTTCCTGCGTAATATGTACCAGGTCTTCTTGTCACTCCACCTTGAGGGAAGACAATCATATTGTTTAAATCTTTTACGGCTTCATTATATTTCTGTAAGTCTATTCTACCTTCAAGCCTAGGAGATATTTCACCTGCTCTGAAGTTGGTGATAATAGACGATACTCTAGCCATATTAGAACCTTGCGTTAGTGTAAGTATCTGCCTGTAATTGTTCTGGATAACCCTCTAGTGCATCCATACTTCTAGCTTCACTTAATCTTGCCTGATATAATGAATACATAGATTGTGCTAGAGCATTACTACCAGTAATAGCATAAGCTGTCTCTGACGCTAATCTGTGTGCAATCGTACTACTTAACAATGAGTCAAACTGTTCTGTGTCTGTCACTCTACTTACATAAATAATAGAACAAGTACCCTCATTCGATAAAACTTTTCTACCCTCTATCTTAAACATCACATTACTATCATAAGCTGCAATGTCATTATTTACGTTAGAGTTCCAAAAAGATACAACTCTTAAACAATAAGGATCTGTTGGTAATGTAAATTGACTAGAGAATCCAAATGCAGGTGCGTCACTGTCTTTCGCTAACTCTGCTCTTGTTATAGCTACATTCCAAGTATGTGCTCTTAGAACAGCATCTCTTACTGTTTCAAATCTTCTGTTACAAAGTCGTGCTTCTTTAGAGTTTTCTGTCAATGCAGTAATAGTTGCTGCACCAAGTAAATCCATAGCTTCATTACAAATATCTACAACTGACGGCATTTAAAACTCCTAAAGGTAAGGAGCAGATTAACTGCTCCCTACATTTTTTTTAGTTAACAACATAGTGTATGATAAATGACATATCACCTGCTGTACCACCTGTTGCATTAAAAGTCGCTGCAACGTAATAGTAACCACCTGGATCAACTGAAGCACCAGCATTTTCCCATAACTGAGTACCAATAGTATTTATATTGGCTGCTTCTGTTCTGAGATCTGCAACTGCTGTAGTTCCATCAGCAACTGAACTAGCATATAGATCTTCGTCTACAACTGTTCCATTTGTCTGATATAGACCCACATTAAATGTGCAAGAACCACCAAGGGCATCTGCTGCAACACTTAAAGCTGTGATTGATGCGTTACTAGGAATTGGTGCAAGCATAACAATATCATTGTCTGTACTATCACCAGCAGCTAGTGCGACTGTACCCTGAGCAACACGCAAAACGCCATGTAGCTCGTGAGCATTACTTGCAACTTGAGGAGTAGCTTCAAAGTTTGCTACAAGAGTTGTGTTTTTAGTAGTCATTGTTCACTCTCCCTTAAGCTGATTCATCACAATCGATTTGCACAATCTTGGATTCTTCCATGCGTGTGGCTCCAACACTCATGCAATAATAAACCTGAGTAGCATAACCTTTGTCTGCTCTCTCGTCTATTCTTGCTGATACGTCTTTACCTATGCCTAGAGCAATCCCATCCTCTGCCCATGCGAAACATGAACGGATGTTTGATGCAAGCGATAGTCTGTTTGTTACAATAAATTTGAAACCCATGAATGTATCAACTTCACCCTGAACAAGAGCCTTGACTGTATTAAAGTCAGAACTTGTTACTGATGTAGTATTTAACAGAGCTTCAATCTGATTAGGACCAACTGCAATATATCTTGGTATTGATGGGTCAACGTCAGCTAAATCTAAAATCTTTTTAGCTTGAATTAACTTAGCAACAGACATATCTGCACTACCATTTGCAATCTGATTGTCAGATGAAAAAGCAGTAGATGTTGAACCTGTTTCGCCTGTAAAAGCTGTTCCAAGTGCAGCAGAAATGATAACGTCATCCATTGCTCTACCCATTGCAGCAGCAGCAGCTTGTGCATAAGAAGATGTTGGATCGATTAACATTCTGACTTTATCTTGGTCATCAATTAAATCGGCATACTCATAATCAGCTAAACTCACTCTACGCCTTGCGTGTGGTGTGTCTATCTGTGGAGTGTCGGCATGACGGCTGGTACGCAACTGTGCAGTAGCAACGCCTACCTGATCGAAAAAAGCATTTTTCCCTGTGATATTCTCTACACGAACTGTGTCTCTAAGACGGCTTCCCATCTGTTGAGATAACATCTGCACGTTAGCAGAATACTGTTGGACAAATGCTGTAGTTACTGTGGCTGACATTTAAGTCTCCTTCGTAAAAGTTACATTTGATTTATTTACAGTGTGCTACCCTTTACGGACACTCCTAGAATTTTTAGCCGACTTTAGGCTATCGTCTATCCGATTGTCTTGAGGACTCGTTGCCGAGCTACCCTGCATAACCCATTTAAAATATATATCAGCTTGTTTCTCTGGATGCAACAAATCTCTTTGCGTTCCAAATTCTACAGCAAACCTCCAACATTCCAAACGAATCTGTTGTGTTGGTGTCAATTCATTATCCATGAATATATCCCATCAATTCCTGCATACGTTCAACTGCACGTTGTCTTCCTATAGGATCTTTCCTATTCCAATAGGCGTGTGTTTTATCGTTCATTATTGTATCGACTTCTTGTTGTGCCATTTGTGGTGTATAAGCTCTATTAGTCGCATTATCAGATACAGTATCTTCACTTGTTACAGTAGATTTAAAATCTCCCATAGCAGCAAAAGCCTTTATAAAAGCTGGATGATTACCAATCAATGTTCCATCTTCTAGCTTCATTTGTAACAAATCACTACCACCAAACTGTTCAACAATATCTTTTGCAGCCGTTACTTTCTGCTCAAAAGCCTGACCCCACTCTTTTTGAAGTTCTGCTGCTGTTTGTTCAGCTTGTTTTTCAGCTTGCTCTACCAAACCTTCGCTTGTTTGTTGAACTGTACTCTTATAATAATCCAATACACCTTGTGCTTGTTGTGGTGTAAGTCTAAGATTATGTGCAATGTCTGCATATTGTGTAGCTATTTCTTCAGTTATGACATTACCATCAACAGGTAACTCATATCCCTGTGGTGTTTCTGGTCTGCCCAACTTACTATAAATGTTATCTAAATCTTCATCTGTAGGATTTTTTGGCAACGGAACCTTATCGCTGCCTATCAATCTCTGTGCATTTACATAACTCCTAGCTAAATTACCAACATCTTTTATTGGTGATAAACTAGGATGCTCCCTTAATTCTTCTGGTATCATTTCCATGAAACTGTTACCAGACCCACCTTGTGCAACCTCTGATGGTGTTTCCATCACTGTAGGCTGTACTGGTTCGGCTACCTGTTCAGC